TTCACACTGTAATTCGTAGACATAAAGTTCTTTTAATTGATAGAAGGGCTTCGCATGCTCGACAAACTTGATTTCGTATAACCTATCATCAAGTGGGAACCAGATGAGATCTCCTTCTTTAGGTCTGGTGGATAATTTAATTCCCGTTTCATTTCTGATAAGAGGGTGGATATACGTTTCGAATCTTTCTTTTGATATGACGAGATTAATGTCATCCTGTACTTCGACACCAAACTTCGACAGGATTCTACCATTTCCTTGATAAACATCATAGTTGTTGACGTATGCTTCTAATGGATAAGCATCATCAAATTTCGACTGTACCACCTCCCTAATGATGGTATTAGTCGTCAAATATTTACGAGGAATATAATAGCATTCAACTCCATAAGTCTTAATCATCTCATTGTTAAGAGATTGAAGAAGATTTTGCTCGTTACGAGTTCCTTGTTGGAAGAAAGGATTTAATGCCATTATGCTATCATGTCAAGAGGTGGAATCTCATAAGTACGTAGCATTTCCTCATTAATTTTATCTATTTCAAGTTGGGCATCATCATAGATTTGCCTTCCATTTAACTCAATACCACCTGGAAGTTTAACACCCTGGAACTTGATTAGGTTTTGTCCCCACTGCCTCTTAAGTAAAGCAGTATAATATCTCTTGACAAACCTGTCGTTATAAACCTTTGTAAAATCTGTTGGATCTAGTATCCTATAACAATCGATGATTAACCAATCATCTGCTGTAAGTTCTCCAAAGTCAACATCAAGATATAATCTTCCTTGTCTGATATTAAATCTGATTTGCTTCTCAGTATTCAATAAGAAATCAATGTCAGACAATTTAGTCTTAACCATTGAATATGTCAATAATTCTAATGAATCCCAGTAATAAACATCATTTAAGAATAACTGATATTTCACACTAAACATATTGTTCGTCATGGTATTAGAACCATCGAACCTCATTACTTTCTCAACACCAACTACAGTATCTGGTAATTGAATAAAATTACTATTCTCTTCAAAATTAAAAGTAGTTGATATACCAACTGTTGAGGTTGCAGTTGTGGTTGTTATACCAATTGAATTATTACCGCCTCTTGCTCTTCCTCTATCAATATCGTCTTGGGTTATTTTATACTTCAATGGCATCTTCATAACACCATCATAATGTCTCTCCTGAAACATCTGGAAGGCATCATCAAGACAATCTTCGCATTGCTCATCTGCTACGTTAACTTCGACTACCGGCTCACCCAGTTGTCTTTTAGCGTATTCTATGAGTTCCGTTCTAGAGGCAGGCTTCGCCATATTCCCAATTTTCTAATTATTTATTAAAGGGTAGAAGATATACCACCTCTAACTATAATTTGACCTTCTACTATTCTATTTACCGTTGTTCCAGTCTTCGCATTTACATCATAGAAATATCTACCGTCTGCTAAGTTTGATGTTTGAGAAGTAGTTAGACCAATATGGAATTTACCATCATATGCACTAGTGAAACCACAAGTAAAAGTACAAGTTGCTGCCGCTCCAACATGCTTTGCTAATTGTCCAGATAAATGTGTATGATTCGTAAAGTCATACGCTGAACCAGCAGGAGTATTAACAGTATATGTGCAGGTAAATGACGCACCAACGTTTATCACCAAGTCAGATACTGGTGGATAATCAGATTCTGAATCAAATGTAAAGGTTCTAGTAGCCATTGACAATACTCCTTAACATTTCCTTGATTTCTTTGATCTCATCCTTAAGTTCATCCAATTCTGCTCTTTCATTTTCTTTTTGATTGCGAGCATTAATGTACTTTTTGTACTCAGTCATGTCAGTAGAAACAATTGCACTTGATTTTTCATCTCTATAAAGAGCATGGTGGTCTTTTACAGGTATCATGATAAAGCAATTGCTCTAAATTCTTGAACACGAGGAGGTAAAGCCTGGTTCGATCCTGTCATCATAATCTTAATCTTGAATCCATCAAACTCTCTGAGTCTATCGATAGTAAACTCATACTCACGGAAATCAGCACGATCTGTTGAAGGTGCTACAAATTGATCAGGAAGACCAGAATTAAATTCTGGATTTATAATCGTACCACTCTGATCTCTATTATCATAACCAGGGAAGAGTTGATAGCGAAGACTATTCTCAGAATCATCCTGTCTGAACAGGGCATATGCAACTCTTATATCAGAAGTTGCACCTCTATTAGCAGAGAATAGAACCTTAATTCCAGTTGCAGGAACTTGAAGTCCTACGTTCTTAGTAACATAAGTTGCAGAAGTTGGATCCTCACCAGGAATCTTAACTCTATCATCCGCAGAGAATACTGTTACTGTATCGTCAATTCTATTAGTTGTAAGAATTGCACTAACTCTATCAATATCAACTACAGGTGATATATCAGGATCATTACTATCCAAATCACATTGGATATTAAGTGACTTATAACCAGGAAGATTAGTTAATTTACTATCTTCATTTACTTTAGAAGAAATCAAACGAGGAGTATCAAAATAATTAGATTGATTAAGAACAATAGAAGAATAACCCTTATCTTCAAAAGATGTCTCAGTACCACTAACACTTTGTGCAGAAATAGTTCTTACCCTAGAGTTAATTGTTGTTCCCTTAGGAGTAAGAGTCTGAATATTAGGTGTTAGACACTCATACTGAATATTCTGAGATGCGGTAACCTTAGAATCTCCACCATTCTTAGTCTGATTGAAGTATAGACTTGGGAATCCATTAGCACTATCAGTTCTACTAATACCAATGCCAACACCATCAGAAGATGTTTCATTGGTATCAATACCAAGATAATATTCATCCATAGTTATAGGATGAGAACCTTGATTTGCAACCTCAGACATATTCTGAGTTTTATTAATTCTTCTTAATGAAATTCCATTAAATTCATACTTATAAGCAAGTGAATTTATTGGATGAGTGAATGCAAGAGTTGAATCTTGTGCTCTTGTAATACCACTTAAGGTGTTACCATCAATTGAAGTATACTTAATAATCTCATCTTCAATCTTCACATATCCTGGGTTGGTTGTACCAACACCAACACCCTCAAAGGAAGTAAATGCTGTACCAGCACTAACAACTAGATCACCAGTAGAATCTCTACCATAAGCAGCAGTCAGAGTTGCTGGAGCAGTATCACTAACTATGCCGTCTATCTTGACTAAGTTATTAGTCTCGTGCATAGCATGATTTCGATGAGAAATCTTAATTGTCTTACCATCATATACTGGATCATTAATTGCCTGTCCAGCAAGGATAGTTACGTTAGAACCTTCTCCATTAATTTCAGATCTAATACCAGTGTTAGTAACATATGTCATACTAGCACCAGCAGCAACGAAGTCGCCTTGAACCTGATCTAAGAATAGTGTATTAGTAAATCCAATAGAAACAACAGAGAGTTGTGCTCCTGTTCCAATACCGTTCATAGATGCAGTTGGAATACCAACTACGTCACCGATCTTATATCCTCTACCACCATCAGTTACACTAACAAGTCCAACTAAACCTGCCTTATTATTTGGATCCTGATAGATGGAACCAGCAATAGAAACTTGAACAGTAACTTCCATTCCAGATCCACTACCAGTAATTGTATATGGTTGAATCTGTTCTGTAGTTGCAACAGTATATCCTGCACCAGGATTTATTGCTAATAATGATTCAGTAGAACCACTACTTACAACTGAACCACCAATTGCAATGATACGTCCTTCACCACCAGATAAACCAGATCCAGTTTGAGCAATTGCCACACCAGTTGTAATACCAAGTGTATCGATACTATCACCAATAGATGATGTTAATCCCAGTGTTACTTTCTTAGAGTAAACTGTTATTGGATTTTCAGATAGTTGTACAATTTCATTATTACCAACAGCAAGTTCTGGGTTAAAGAAGTTGACAGTACCTGTAGTTCCAGCAGTAAATTCTGCTTTATAAAGTCTGAATTTAAGGTCTTCTAACTGAGATGGTGTCCATGTAGAAGCGTTCTGTGACTTAAACAATGAACCAAGATATGGTTGCTGAGTAATTAGAACTCTTTGTGATTCACCCAAACCAGCAGTTGATATATCCTCTTCACCTAACCTTGAGATCCAAACATTATATTCAGTAGATGGAGATACAACTACAATAGCATATTCCCTACCAGCACCTTCTAAGTATACTGGGGAATCAAATGTAAATCTTGTAGGAACAGAAGCATCTGTAGATGTGTTAATATCTGCTGGAAGAAGTTCTTTCTTACTTAAAGGAACAATAGTAGTTGTAGGAGTTCCTAATTGAACTGTTCTAATCTCTACACTACAAGGAAGTTCATCATCCTTAGTTGAGAAATATAGATCAAGAGAAGTTAAGAATATACCATTAGGATTACCTACGTCAAATGTTTGAGCAAGTGGATCATAGAACTGAGTGAGTAATCTCTGCTGAACAACAGTTGTAGTATCCCTTATTACACCTCTGTCTTGTCTACTAATTTCTCTCCTACTTACATTAGTAAGAACCCTGTTATCAGTTAGACTTTCAGTAACGATATCAGCATTTCTTGTGTTAATAATAGTTTCTTGAATAGTCTCAATAACACCAGAAGACTCAAATCCTTTCTCAACAGAAGTTGATACAGTACCAGGAATTAATGAATTAACAGGAGATGATGTAAATCTTAATGATTTGGTTCCAGCAGTAAATTCTGGATTCTCTGGATCAACTCCATCTGGAATAAAGAAGGAACCAATCAATGTTCCAACATTATCACTTACAAGTCTCTTAGCAGTTAATTTTGCTTCAGCACCACTTGTAAGTCCTCTGAGTCTAACATCACCCCATTTTTCCATAGGAATGTGTCCAAAGAACTGACCCTGAGGTTGTAACTGTAGACTAAATGTATCTAAGTTAAGAATATCTGCTGTAGATGTATAAACCTCTGCTATTGGTTGATTATCAGCATAAGGATTTATTGTGAATACATCTGATGGAGCATTATATGGTCCATACTTGTGATTTGGAGTAGCAACTCTAGCTCTTAACATCCAATTATCACCAAAACCACCAGCCCAATTAGTCTGTAAAATAGCAACAACAGTCTCTCCAATTTGGAAAGTACCAGTTGTCATACTAATTTCTAAAAGTTTAGGGAAGCAGAATTCTGCTACATCTTGACCATCAAAGAATGGATATAGTTGAGTTCTTGGTTTAGCATTTCTAACAATAAACTCAATGTTGCGTGAACGCATGAATGGAATATCATTGCGTTCTACTACTCTATCTCCCAAAGATTCAGAGTCAATTCTTTCTACAACTCTAGTATTAAGTCCAGTTCTAGATTGTCCTGTTCTTGTAGTAGTTACTCTTTCTGTTTGTTCAACTGCAATATCACGTGAACGAACTGTAACCATTCTAGTACCAGTAACAACCCTTTGTCCAGCACGATGAGGATTAGGAATCCTTTGGGTAATAACCTGTCTAGGTGGATTATCTAATACTTCAGTTCTTTGCGTTCTTCTTGTTGTAACTTCCTGATTTACTCCAACCCAATCAGTTTCCCAAGCATTCCATCTAGTTGAAATTAATCCAGTATTTGGATTTGCACCTGTTTCACGAATAGTATCTTCAAAATCACCTTCAATATCAACATTACGTGCTGCAATTCTTCTAGTATCAATCCATACATCAGAAGATGGATTAAGTTCTAGATTTGCTCTCCAGAAAACAACAGCAAATGGTTGAACATTTTCTGTTCTTGAAGCATATTGGTTCTGTAAACAAAGTACTTCACTATAATCAAGGGTAATTAGATCACCAGTTCTGCGGCATCCACTACCAATCAAATCAGTTGCAAATCCATAGTCTTGAGAAGGATCTGCTGTCTGTCCAATACCAATAATAGTATTTGTACCAAGAAGTAAGTCAACTGCAGTTGTATAGTGAGAAGGACGCATCTCACCAAGATCCTTATCAATAGAAGCATTGAAATCTGGATCTAATTTGCTCTGAGCAACCTGATTTTTAAAGTTATCAACTAAGAATCCTGATTTAAATCTATCCAATCCATTAGCATCTTTAATGGACATATTCTTAGTATCACTTTCTAACAATGAAAGTGATGTATAATACTCAAGATTTCTAACTCTCTGGTCAATATTTCCAATATCGGACATCCGATATCTCTTATATGACTTAAGGAAGGACTTAACTTGTGCTGCTTCAAAAGTATATGCAGGAATATTTAAAGTTCCTACGTCTAATGCACCACTTACAGGTTCAGGTGCCACTGGTTGATCAGCCGCAACACCAGTTTGAATCTGGAAAGAACCATTGGTTGTTAAGAATATCCTATCAATCCTTGGGAGATAATAATTAAAAGTTATATTTAAATTCTCATCATCAGAAAGAATGTTAGGAGGTGTATTTCCTTCACCAGTAAACACCCTTGAATCAAACTCAAATGGTGATTTTGTCGCAGTTGCAGGATCATATGTTCCAACTCTAGGACGTATATCAATATAATCAGTTAATCTTTCGGTAAGTTGAGTATCAAGATAGTAAATATCATCATCAAATCTATCTGCAGCATAACTATTAACACTGAAGATGTCTCCAGTATCATCAGCAGCAACAGTATAATGCTGATATACAACCTTTAGTCTATTAGTTGGTGCAGGAACACCACCATTTCTAATTAATCTTGAATAATCATAGAATGAATTTCTTTGTCCTGGATCAAGTTCAAATTTACTCCATACATTTCTATCACCATCAGTATTAGCAGTAACAGTTGCTTGTATTCCCGATGACTGGAAAGTAACTACATTACCAATTTGAATTGGTGTATTGTTAATATAAGAAACTCCAATTTTTGTAGAGTTGATTATTTCTACAACTGTTGCAACAGATCCATTTGAAGAAATAATCTCTTCTCCAACTGTTAAATCTGCTGTCGTTCCGTTAGGACCTGACAATGATGCCATTGTGATAGATGGCAAATCAGGATCAGTCATATCATTGGATTCATATACTCCAAGAATCCTCATGACATCTGGAACATTCAAACAAATCTCTTCATCTTCAACACGAGTACCATATAGATTACTGTATGTCAATCCATTCTGGAGACTCTGTGATGTAGTACCAGACCCAACAAGATTAGAACGAGTGATGATTGTAGTACCAGTACTCCAATTCTTTTCTTTGGATGAAGGATTAGCCTTCTTAAGTGTTACTTCTACTCTTGCTGCAGAATCAGCGGCAACCGAAAGATTTACAAACTTAAGGTTCTTCATTCCACCACTAAACTGAACTTGATCAGCAGTTAGTGCTTCACGTCTACCATCACTATATGAAAGAACATATCTTTGTGTTGTAAATGGTTGGAAAGTATAATCAGCACCTATACTAAATTGTCCTATAGCAATTTCATTACCTGCTACAGTTACATTACGGAACTGCTTCCTGACTATCAAATATGAATTGAGTATATCAATATCACTAACATTTGACTTAGGTAAACGAGTAATAAACTTATTATTATCTATTAATACATTATCTAATGAACGAAGTGCTATTCCTTGAGAATTTATCTCTGTAGTTGGAAGAGTACCATCTGCAACACCAATAACATTCGTAGATGCTACAACTGTTAAAGTATTACCATCATCAGAGACAGCAGAAACTCTATTATAAGTTTCTGTGTTCATGCCAGCAATAGAATAACCAATATAATTACCAACAGTTACAATACCAGCAAAATTGTTTCCTGGACTTGTTACAGTTGAAATACCTTGATCTCCTGCTGTAATAACAAATGTTGGATTATTTCCAATAAAACTATCTGCAATTGGAGTTGTAGATTTGTTTAATCTAACGTCAGCATTAAATGTTTGTCCTACACCAAGATTACCTATTGCTTCAGATGAATGAATAGAGAATACATCATTCAGTCCATAATCTCTAACAGTCTTAATAACTGGTCCTACATCCTCACCATTAACTTTAAATGACTCATCTTTAACAAAACTACCAACATTTCCATAAACAGTG